CAGAAATTAATCAAGCGTCTATAATTAACCAAGCTGCGGTTCGTCAAGATTATATTGACCAAGCACAATCATTGAATTTGATGATTTCACCCGACATGCCGACTAAGGATGTCAACAAACTCCTTATTGATGCTTGGCAGTTGGGTGTTAAAACTTTATATTATCAACACTCTATGAATTCAGCTCAGGCTTTCGCAAGAAAGAAATTGAATTTGAACGACTTACAGTGTGTTGCTTGTGAAGGTTAAGAGTTATTTTTAACAAACAATGTGATTAAAAGAGGACTTCGGTCCTCTTTTTTTTATAATTTATTTAGTTACGATATTTATAGACAATGGCAGACGGTAAAACATACGGTATTAATTTTCCACTACAGGATAGTAAGGATGGAAAATATTTTTCTCTTTCACAGACAACAGACGAAGAAGTAAGGACAGACCTCTTACATTTGGTCTTAACGAGAAAGGGTAGTAGGTATTATTTACCAGACTTTGGGACAAGAATATACGAATTTATTTTTGAACCAATGGATGGAACAACTTTCGATGTAATTAAAGAGGATGTTAGGTTGTCTATTGAAAAATACATTCCTAACTTAACGGTAAATAATATTACATTAACACCATATCTTGATGATTTGGAGGCTGAAGGAGAATTAAACCAAGAAAAGTTAGGGGTTGGTGGTATATATAGAATTCCTGGTAGGGGAACGGAAGAATATACCGCAAAATTGAGAATAGATTATTCAATAAATGACGGAACATTTGATTCCAAAGATTTCGTAATTATCAATATTTAATAGTATATGGCAAATAGAAAGATATCATATACAGAAAGAGACTTTGAAGGTTTAAGACAGGACCTTGTAAACTATACAAGACAGTATTACCCTGAACTTATTGATAACTTCAATGATGCTGCAGTTTATTCGGTATTAATGGATTTGAACGCAGCCATTGGTGATAACTTAAATTATCATATCGATAGAAGTATTCAAGAAACTGTTTTACAGTATGCACAACAACGTTCATCTATCTTTAATATTGCTAGAACTTATGGTTTGAAGATTCCTGGTAATAGACCTTCAGTTGCGTTAGTTGATTTCTCAATTACTGTCCCACCATCAGGTGACCAAGAAGATACAAGTTATTTAGGTATTTTAAGAGCGGGTTCACAAGTTCTTGGTGCGGGTCAAGTGTTTGAAAATGTTTATGATATTGATTTTGCATCACAATATAACAATGATGGGTTTCCTAACAGAACCAAGATACCAAATTTTGATTCTAACAACACGTTAATCAATTATACAATTACTAAAAGAGAAGTGGTGGTTAATGGTATTACTAAAGTGTTTAAAAAGACAATCAATAGTAATGACGTAAAACCATTTTTTGAGTTCTTTTTACCTGAAAAAAATGTATTAAATGTTGTCGATATTATTCAGAAAGATGGAACATCATTCCAATCCACACCAACGTATAGTGAATTTGTTAATGCCAGAACTAAATGGTATGAAATGGAGGCTTTAGCTGAAAGCACAGTGTTTATTGAGGACACAACTAAAGTTTCTGATAATCCCGGTATTAAAGTAGGTAAATATATTGAGACGGATAATAGATTTATCACAGAGTATACACCTAATGGGTTCTTGAGACTCCAATTTGGTGGTGGAACAACAACACCTGACGACCAATTAGCAGAATTCGCAAGAAATGGTGTTTCTATGAGGATTCAAGAATATCAAAATAATATTGGTTTAGGAAGGACTGTATCTCCAAATACCACACTTTTTGTTAAATATAGAATTGGTGGTGGTAGTGCATCAAATGTTGGGGTTAATGTGATTAATCAAGTTGGTACAATCAATTTCGCAGTCACAGGGCCAAATAATACTATAAATCAACAAGTCACAAATTCGTTATTTGTTAACAATGTCACCGCGGCTATTGGTGGTGCTAATCAACCATCCATCGAAGAAATCAGAAATATGGTGACATTCAATTTTGCATCTCAAAACAGGGCCGTCACTGTAAATGATTATAATGCCTTAATTAAGAAGATGCCGGGTAAGTATGGGGCACCTGCTAAAATAGCAATTACTGAAAAAGATAATAAGATTAATATCGAAATACTTTCATATGACTCTAATGGTAGTTTGACTCAGACAGTTTCCAATACTTTGAAACAAAACATTGCGAATTACCTATCGAAGTATAGAATGATAAATGATTACATTGCGGTCAATGTGGCTCAAGTAATTGATTTGGAGTTCGACATTTCAGTTGTTATAGACTCTGGACAAAACCAAGGACAAGTTATCACAAAAATAATTGATGAGGTTAGTAAGGTTATGAATCCAACAAGTAGAGACTTAGGTGAAAATGTATTCTTATCAGATATTAGAAGAAGAATTCAGGATGTGGCTGGTGTTGTTTCTATATCAGACCTATCGGTATACAATAAAGTAGGTGGTCAATACTCCTCGTCTGAAACATCACAAAGATACTCAGATGCTGCAACTAAAAAGATATTACCAATCGACGATACAATTTTTGCAGAACCAAGTCAAATCTATCAAGTAAGGTTCGATAGCAAAGATATTAAGGTGAGGGTTAAGAAATTAGAAACCACCGACTTCAAGTAATTATAATTTACAAGAAAGACTTATGGGTTTATCATTGTAAAATGGATAAATAAGTATTTATCTAAAAACTGCAATATGGCTAAGTCTTATAGGATAAGAACAAAATTAGGGACCGACCAAAACATTCGTGTAAATATTGAGCAAGATTTCGATTTTCTTGAAATTCTTTCGTTAAAATTGAGACAAGAGGATGTTTATTCACAATTCTGTGCTGATTATGGTATAGTCGTTGGACGTGTGGTTGCTAATGGTGGGTTTGGTATTCCTAATGCCAAGATTTCCATTTTTGTTCCTGTGGAAGAAATGGACTTACAAGACCCTGTAATTTCAGCCTTATATCCTTATACATCACCCGTTGATAAAAATGAAGATGGTTATAGATATAATTTATTACCGTATGAAAATCAATATGGTGGACATAATGCAACGGGTACTTTTCCTAACAGAGGTGATGTATTGACAAGGAGAGAAGTATTAGAGATTTATGAAAAATACTACAAGTATACTGTAAAAACTAATGAATCTGGCGATTTCATGATTACTGGTGTTCCTTTAGGTAATCAGAAAATTGTAATGGACCTTGACTTATCAGACATGGGTTGTTTCTCCTTGAGACCACAAGATTTGATAAGAATGAATATGGGTGTCGAAGAACAATTCGACGGAACTAACTTCAAATCATCTGAGGATATTGACTCTTTACCACAAATCATCAATGAGGTGAGAGATGTATTTGTCACACCATTTTGGGGACAGGAAGATTTGTGTAATATAGGTATTACAAGAACAGATTTTGACTTAAGAGCTTTAGGTATTGATGTTAAACCTACTGCGGTGTTTATGGGTTCCATATTTTCAGATAATGATAATAGACCAATTAAAAAGAATTGTAAGCCAAGAACAGAACAAGGAGACCTTTGTAATCTATCGACGGGGCCGGGTGAAATATTAGCGGTCAGACAAACTATTGATATCGATGACAATGGCGACCCTATATTAGAACAATACGAATTACAAAACGGAGGTAAGGTTATTGATGAAAACGGAACATTCTTAGTTGATGTGCCTATGAATTTGGACTATGTCGTTACAAATGAATACGGTGAGACTATTATTTCAAATGACCCAAGTATAGGTGTTCCAACAAAAGGGAAATACAGATTCAAGGTAAAATATCAATCTGAAGAAAATGGACCCGCAATTAATCAAGACGAGTTATTCCCTATTAGGGGAGAAATACAAAGAGCTAATTTTGTTGTTCCTCAAATTAGAGAACATGGGTGGACCGGTAGTACTATTAATTCTGGTAAAGACCCATCAAGTTTAAGTAACTCTATCATTCAAAATGTATTATTTTCTGACCCGACACAAATCGAAGAAACTAAAACAGTTTCTATTCCTGCCGGTAATTCTGTGGAGGTTCTTAGTAATCCAGATGCCAGTAAAGTTGAGGTTTACGTTAACAACATTCTTCAGACTCAAAAATGGATAGATTTTCCTAATGGGGGAACACTTGAGATAAAGGTCACCAAACAAACAACCACAAACGGTGGTATTACAACAGGTAATAATGTAACAATACAAATATCAAGAAATAGTTACAATTACATACAGTTTCAGAAAAGTTATGCATTTTCGTTGAATTGGGATGATTATGCGGATAAGAATGCTGCCATTAACTGTGAAGATTCATTTTATTTAATGAATTATAATAAGGTTTATACACCTTCACAGCTGATAGATGAGTATAGAAAGGGGTATGGTAGGGCAAGATTTTTAGGTATCAAAGAGATATTAGACAGAGGGTGTGAAGGTGATACTAATAAGTTCCCTGTCAATGATGGAGTTAGGAACTTTAGTTTGTTATTTTTAATTATTAATATATTATTACTTGTATACACACCACTTATATTATCGATAACAGTGATTGGTCATGTCATTTGTTTTATATGGAAGTATCTTAGAATATTTTTCAGTATTATTGCAACTGCATTTTTTGGGTTTATTGTTACGTTATGTAATATTGTTAAAGGTGCTGCGTGGATATTTGGGCAGGCCAGTAAAATTACTTGTCCCGCATATACTATTGTGACTTTACAAAAAAAATGTCCTTTATCCGCAATTCCATTACCTAATTTATCTTATCCTGATTGTCAGGCTTGTGCATGTGAAGGTCGTGATGCTGGTGAAGATGAAACACTTGATGAAGATTCAATTGTTCAGTCAAATGTTTCAAGTTTGGCAGATTTTAATAGTTCATTTTATTTTGATAGATTAAATGCATTAGATGATGGAGACACTAATAATGATTGGAATACAAAATTTAGAAGTGGTTTCCAAATTGTTATGGCGGGTTTAGAAACTGGACAACAAGAAGAAGAATTTTCTAAAGCACCATATGCGGATAAAAACTACAATCCTGCGACTAAAAAAGAATTTGCTTCTGCGGATTTACCATTGGCAGAAAAACTTAATTTATTTAATGCTAAAGCCAAATATCATGACTATGGTGGTTTTAATTCAATTAAGGTTCAGGTTAATAAAAATATTCCAGTAAACTCCTCTAAATCACATACTGATAATGTGATGGTTATGGTAATAGACCCATCGGAAATCTCCAATTACGGTGCAGGTCAATTAGTTACGTTCCAAAATCCTGATAACTCCACAGACCCTAACGTTGATAATATTACAGGTAATACAACATTTAATTCTAATGGTATTACAAATGTTACGGTACCATATATGGCATTAAATCAATCTTCATCTTCAGTGGTGTATGAGATTACAGGTGGTACTGAGAATATTGAATATAAATTCCCGACAGATGTTGAGTATTTCCAAGTTATAACGGCGACAACTATTTCTGATTTTATTAGTAATCATAATGGTTCTACTTCGGTAGGGTATAATACATCATATAATAACACATTTGCTAAAAGATATTTATTCGGATGGCAAAAAGTTAAAAAAGACGCTGGAGAAGGTCCTGATTATTATCCAACAGATAATGCAAATAAAGAGTTTGAGTTTAATGTTCCTGCGGTTCAATTAAATTCAGAGTGGCAGAACATGGTTGTTGTCTTTTTGGTTAGGGGAGTTGACCCAAATACACCGAGACAGAATGTCGAATATAACTTAAGTAAATTATACGGTTATACATCATTAAGTGGACCAGTTAAGGTTAGTGGTGATTATTATCTTAACCTACCTATTCAACCATATTCCTCTTCAGGTAATAAGGGTATAGTAAGACACGACGAAGTTTCAACAAATGCGGGTACTGATAGTGCATCAAGAAGACTATTTTTCAAGTCATTTACATTTACACCATCACAAACGGATTACCAAACTTATTCTACTACATCTCACAGAAATTACAGTGCTTATTCATCTAAAGACAAAGAAAAAATTGGTATGTCTGTTACTGCAACCAAAAGTTTAGGTAATTCTGTTTCTACTACTAATAATACTGTAAGTGTTAAAAATAGTGGTAGTTGGGATAAGATGATAAGTGTTACTAGTACAGGTAATAATGACTATAGATGGGGTTATTATGATGATGAAATTGTTGAAGGTGTAGGTGCGTTGTTCTGTAAAGACAAGCCTAATAATAATGAGACTGATTATGTCTTTATGTCACCAACATATTATAGACTATATCCTAATGATATTATTACTATGTCAGACAATGAATATACTTTGATGAGGACAGATAGACTCCCAACATCGGATACTCATGATAAGAGATTTGTTTTACACCAAAACTCTAAGTTTGCGGTCTATAAGGTCAATGAAGATGGTTCAACGGTAAAGATTTCAACTGGAAGTAATGATGGTTTCGGGGATGGTTCAGATGATTTCAACGAGGATGCTGGTTCAATTTCTTCTGCGATTACCGCAACTTTTTCTTGTGATGGTATGGTGCCTTTAGAATGTTATTCAGGTGATGGACAAAATATTGGTGTTCTACCTGAGGATAATAAGTGTTATTATGTTGACAAGGCTAAAGAGGTCAAAAAAATGTATAAAGGTTGTTATTATTTGATTACTAAAAACTTTGCAATTTTAGAAGATATTCAATCAATAGCTGAATGGAAAGCAAGGTTTAGGATGATGTTTGCACTTTGTAATAATGTTGTTTCATTAACCTTTGTAAACAATTGGATTAATGGTTCTCTTTATATGTTTGCGTTCCAAAAAGATGATATATATTCTAATGATATTAATAGTAGTAAATTCTTGACAAATCCTGAGTATCAATATTGTAAA